ACCCCAACAAGTTTCGCCAGCAGGCGGTTATGCTGTAGGGTCTTTACAAGATTATATGGGTTTACCAACAGTGGGACAGGTGTCCAATACTGGAACGGTATCCCACTGTGCTTTTTGGCCTCGTGCGTACAACCTGATTTGGAACGAATGGTTTAGAGATGAAAATTTACAAAATTCTGTAACTGTTGATACTGGTGATGGCCCAGACAATGTGGCTAATTATACATTGTTACGTCGCGGTAAGCGTAAGGATTATTTTACAAGTGCTTTACCATGGCCACAAAAAGGCGCATCTGTAACTTTGCCTTTAGGTACTAAAGCAAAAGTTGCTATTGATGGTACTGCTGGTTCTTATTTTGGTGTTTATTCTACTGTTGCTGGTGCTAATCGTCAGTTAGATACAGCTAACGGCAATAATCAAATTACGATATCTGCTGCAACCTCAACTACGGATACTAATACACTATATGCTGATTTATCTACAGCGACAGCTGCAACAATTAATCAATTACGTCAATCATTTCAGATTCAAAAATTGCTGGAGCGTGATGCACGCGGAGGCACTCGTTATACTGAAATTATTCGCAGTCATTTTGGTGTTATTTCTCCTGATGCTCGCTTACAGCGTCCCGAATACATCGGGGGTGGATCGTCCGATATTAATATTAATCCGATCGCTCAAACGTCAGGTACTTCAGCTAGTGGAACTACTACCCCTTTGGGCACACTTGCTGCTATGGGTACTGCCTTGGCTCATAACCATGGATTTACTTATTCGGCTACTGAACATGGCGTGATTTTAGGATTAGTTGCTGTTCGCGCTGATTTGACTTATCAGCAAGGCTTATCACGTATGTGGTCAAGATCAACCCGTTATGATTTTTATTTTCCAGCTTTTGCTACGCTTGGTGAACAAGCTGTATTGAATAAGGAGATATATGTACGTGGTGATGCTAATGACAACTCTGTTTTTGGTTACCAAGAGCGTTGGGCTGAATATCGCTATTTCCCAAGCCGAATTTCTGGTTTGTTCAGAAGTACTGCTTCAGGAACAATTGATAATTGGCATTTGGCACAACGATTTACTTCGTTGCCAACATTGAATACTACTTTTATTCAAGATACTCCACCAGTTGATCGTATTGTCGCAGTTGGAGCTGCGGCAAATGGCAAACAATTTATATTTGATAGCTTTTTTGATTGTAAAAAAGCCCGACCAATGCCAATGTACAGCGTACCTGGCTTAATTGATCATTTCTAACATGTTTGGCTCTATTGGAAGTGCTTTAGGTATTAGTGCTGGTGATGCTTTTAAAGGCATTACCGGCATGGCAAGTACTGCTCTTGGTGGTGCATTAGATATATTTGGCGGTAGCCAAGCTAATGCTGCTAATGCCGCTATGGCTCAGGCGGCAAACGCATTTAGTGCAGAACAAGCTCAAAAGCAGATGGATTTTCAGAAAGAGATGAGAGCTACTCAGTATCAGACTGCTGTAGAAGATTTAAAAAAAGCTGGGTTAAACCCTATGTTAGCCTATACGCAAGGTGGTGCTGGAACACCGTCTGGAGCTTCTGCGACTGGACAATATGCTACTCAACAGAATAAGTTTCAGAGAGCAGCCAATTATGCTCAGCAAGCAATTGGAGCTGCAAATACTGCTATGCAGACTCAATTGACTGACGCTCAAATTACTGAAACTGCCAGTCGTATTACTGTTAATGAAGAGCATGCTAAAAATTTAAGTGCAGATACTGCATTAAAAATTTTAGAAGCTCCTAATGTATCTCAGCGTACAAAGAATTTAATTGCTGAAGAATTGCTTATTCGTGCAAGACAGACTGCTACTAACGCAGAAGAATTGGCTACTCGTCAGTTTATTCAGACGAGAACGCCAGAAGAGAAGAAGTCTAAAACATGGTGGGGAACGAATGTTTCACCATTTTTGAAGGATTTTTCAGGCGGAACCTCTGGTGCAGCAAATTTGAAGTTTATTTTAGGACGATAGGAGTTAAAAATGATTAAAAAACACGAAGTGTTTTTGCGTACCCCTTATAACTATGATACAGATGCTGCATCTAATGAGTCAGGGTTGGCTTGTGAGGAGCCTTCTCTGGCTCAGCAGCATTACAAAGATGAGTGTGATATCAACACCATCTTACAAAAATTTAATATTACAGGGCTATTACCTGAAAGCCCGTTATCGCCTCGCTATGGCGATTTTACTGGTATTGGTGACTACCATACCGCTTTGAACCGCGTTATCGCGGCTCAAGATGAATTTGAGGCTTTGCCAGCCCAAATTAGAGCTCGTTTTGATAACGATCCTTCTAAATTGATCGAGTTCCTTGAAGACGAGACTAATCGACCAGAAGCTGAAAAGCTTGGATTGGTCGAAAAAGGCGCTGCCGAAGTCGTAGAAGCGCCTGTTAATACCCCTGAAAAGGTGGCCGAATAGGCCATAGCACAGTTACATTACTTGATGTAACTGTGCTAGGTGACACCAAACCGAAAATGTACGTTAACCGAGGAGCTAAAAATGATGTATAGAAAACCTGTAAATAAGCGTAAGTCGGCAAAGACCTTTCGCCGAACCGCTAAACGCACTAAAGCAGCAAATATGCAAAAAGCCCCACATCGTGGTGGCTGGCGTCTATAACTAATAAAATGGGTACCTCACATGCCTTGTTATCACCCTTTAAGCGCATATCAATGCGCTGATGGGTCAATTGTCTTTTATGAATCAAAAAGACATGACACCGTCAAATCTTTATCTTTACCCTGCGGACAATGTGTTGGCTGCAGGCTTGAACGCTCACGTCAGTGGGCTATTAGATGTATGCATGAGGCACAAATGCATACACAAAATTGTTTTATAACCCTTACTTATGACGATGCACATCTCCCAAGCGATAGATCATTACACTATAGAGACTTTCAGCTCTTTATTAAGAGATTACGAAAACGGTATCCTGGACGAAGAATACGTTATTACATGGCTGGAGAATATGGTGAAAACTTTGGGCGCCCGCATTGGCATGCATGTATCTTCGGACTCGATTTCGATGATAAGAAATTATGGAAACGGACTTCCGCTAATTCTCTCTTATATAGATCCCAAGACCTTGAATTACTCTGGCCATTTGGTTATTCCTCCATTGGAGACGTTACTTTTGAATCCGCAGCCTACGTGGCTCGATACATTATGAAAAAAGTAACTGGTAAAAATGCCAAGGAACATTATCAAGAGATTGACCCAGATACTGGGGAAATCACTAATAGGACACCTGAGTTTACGAAGATGTCCTTAAAACCCGGTATTGGCTACGAATGGTATAAGCAATATACTTCCGATGTATATCCACACGACTATGTTGTAGTTCGTGGAAAAAAAGTCAAACCACCTAAATATTATGATAAAAAATATAAAATAGATAATCCATATGAGTTTGACGAACTGCTTTACATTCGTGAAAAAAATGCTAAACTTAATTATGCAGACAATACCTTAGAGCGACTGGCTGTAAAAGAGCAAGTCGCAAAGGCTAAGCTGCAAAAGCTTAAACGTAACCTCACTTAAGGAGCCTCACATGAAATTAGTACTTTGTTCAGTAAAAGACCGTGCAGCCGATGCTTATGGTCGTCCTATGTTTGTCCCGTCTGTTGGTGTAGCTATTAGAAGCTTTAGCGATGAAGTTAATCGCAAAGATGCTGATAATCAGTTATATAACCACCCAGACGACTTTGATTTGTATGAATTAGGTGAATTTGACGACAATACTGGTCTTTTTGCTTTACATGAACAACCAAAGTTGTTATCTTTGGGTAAACAAGTGAAAATTAACCAAGAATGATTTTAAACAAGCCGACTCAAAGGTAGTATCTTTGGGTCGGAATATACTCAGGAGCTTGCACTCATGCACCGTAACCAGTCAGTAGATGTACATCAATTTACGATGATTCCTAAGGCCGATATACCTCGGTCGTCATTTGATTGTCAATCAACACATAAAACTACATTTGACGCAGGTTATTTAGTACCCGTGTATGTAGACGAGATGCTTCCCGGTGATACATTTCGGTTAAATATGACGGCTTTTGCTCGTCTTAGTACGCCAATTAATCCAATTATGGATAACATGCATTTGGATAGTTTCTTTTTCTTTGTGCCCAATCGTCTTATTTGGTCGAATTGGCAAAAATTTATGGGACAACAAGCGAATCCTAGTGATTCGATTTCGTATGTTGTACCCCAACAAGTTTCGCCAGCAGGCGGTTATGCTGTAGGGTCTTTACAAGATTATATGGGTTTACCAACAGTGGGACAGGTGTCCAATACTGGAACGGTATCCCACTGTGCTTTTTGGCCTCGTGCTTATAATTTGATTTGGAATGAATGGTTTAGAGACGAAAATTTACAAAATTCTGTCACTGTAGATTTGGGTGATGGTCCAGACAATGTTGCTAATTACACATTGTTGCGTCGTGGTAAGCGTAAAGATTATTTTACAAGTGCTTTA